GTCGCTATTTGTGTATGTGTCCTTTGTTCTAAAAATAACTGTTGCAATTGATGTTATCTCTGGTCCTGGCAAATTACCAAGTAAAAGATTGCCCATTTCAATTGGCGCACCTTGTCTAGCATCTTTAACTTTATCATATGTATTTTGTCCCATAATAGCTATCATAGGATTATCTTTTTCGGTTGTTGCAAAAATATGACATAAAACATAATCATCGTTTCCAACTTCTGTCTCTTGCCAAGCACCACCAGTAAGCTCATTCCAAGATAGTCTATCTCCAGCACCAAATGATTTTACACTAAACCCTGCTTGTGTTGCCTTTCTCCAATAACCACTTGCACCATCTCTATAATAGATTGGGAGTCCTGTTGTTGAAACTACGGCAGTTGGCGAGAGACCAATATCTTCATCAGCAATAGCCCCGGCATCTATTCCAAATTGCGCTTCTGTATTGCCTGTTGGATTACCAGCAGCAATTACAAAACTATTAAGTGCTAGTCCGTCATAATAAACTAACCCGTCCTTAAAATGCGCTCTTGCATGTGAATCACCATCCATAGTTATTCCGTGGCGTTCTTCTCCTATATAAATACCTTTGTTATTTGTTGCGTCCCAATAGACGATTGATACTAAAACTTTAAGTGTTATTATTATAAATTCTTGTGCAAAAGTAGGGTTGACAGAAATTGTTAATGTACCCGCATCGTAATATATATAATGTAAACCCTCTGTTCCATCTATATCAATAGTCTCATTACTTGATTTAGTATATAAAGTTCCTTGTTGATAAAATTGGAAACTAGTACCTGTTGAAACTGTTAATCGCATATTGCCATCGTCCCAAGCTAGGGCAGAATCAGTTCTATTAACAAAGCCTGTTGGTTCATTTTCATTAACATGTATATTTTCCAACAAAACTATATCAGCTGTATTGGTTGATATGTCGCCACTATTAGTTGCAATGTTTCCAGCGTTAGTAGCTATGTCACCACTATTAGTTGCAATATTTCCAGCGTTAGTAGCTATGTCACCACTATTAGTTGCAATATTCCCAGCGTTAGTAGCAATGTCAGCAAGGTCAACATTAGCATCAGCCATTATTATTTTTCTAGTATTTCCTGCTGTCACATTGACAGCATCTATTGAAACTATTCTTGTTATTGAATCGCTATCGTAAACATTAAAAACATTGTCTGCAAAGCTTGTTTTCCCTACTAACCCTAAGTTTACATCACTATCGGGCATTGTTATTGTTCTAACATTGCCACTTGTTATTAATGAACCTTCAAAAGCTATTTGTTTTGTTATATCTCCATTATCGTTTATTCTAAATACATTATCTAAAAATTCAGTCTGCCCTACTAGCCCTAAATTAACATTAGCATCAGGCATAGTAATTGTTCTTATTGTAGATGCTGATATTGTAGCAACATTAAATTGTAATTGCTTACTTGTATCAGTAGCATCTCTTAAACTAAATTCATTAGTTTTAGCTGTGAATAGATTTCTTGAACGTCTTGTAAAATTAACACCATCAGAATGATAAATACCAGCTCTATCAGGCCATACATAACCAGATGAATTTAAGACTGACCAATACTCACCAGCATGAAGGTTAGCAGCTGGTAAAAGTGTAACTGTGTCTACTTCACCATCCCATATACTAGCACCGCCACCGCCACCGCCACCACCATCAGTACCTTGCAATTCACCATTAATATAAATTTCATCAGACATTAACTTGTACCGCCCAGCCTTTAGCAGTCAAGGCCCATGTGTTAGTTGTACTTTTAATAAATAAACTGAAATGTAAGTTATCGCTACTATTAAACATGATACCTTCCTCTGGCATCCACAAATAATCTTTCACATCACTAAACGCTTGACTAATAAGTATCTGACTAAATGCAGCACCACGCCCACTACTCAGCCATATAACAAAGTCCTCAACAGATAGATGCTTAGTTGCCATAACAACTCTCACCTCTGTTAGCTTAAATATTCTATTAAGCTTCATTGTCTCATCCATTGAGCCATCATCACCACCACTTAAATAAAAATCAAAAGAATCCCATAATTGAGGGTGCGTTGTTTCTGTTGACATAGTTACTCCTTAAGCCCAACCTGATCCAGTGTTTACACGGTATATCAATTTAATACTCATTGTGTTTACAGCTGCGTTACTTGAAATAATTGATACACTTATCTTTTCTCTAATATCAATCCACTTTGTCATTATAGGTAGAATCCCTTCTGATGAACTTGTTGCATTTTTATAAAGTGGTATCCTAGCAAGCTCAATCTCACTACCAGTAACACCTTTCCATAATATTAATTCATAATCACCGTTATCAGAAATATCTTTTACTTCTATACCTTCAATTGTGAAGTCCTGAATATTAGTACCATCATAAAGCGATCCTGTTACTATCTCAGAGCCATTAAAATCTTCTGCAATATAAGTTGTATTGTACAAATGAAAATAATCAGCTTCCATTGTGCCACTTTCGGAAAGTGTATATCTATCATTATAATTTGTAGTGCCTTCAATGACAATCGTTTGACCTGGGAACAGTCCATGCGCTGCACAATAAATTCTAACAACATCACCACCAAGATCAAGTGCGCTATCAATATCAAGATTTTTAATATCACCTATTATCTTATTTTTAATACCGCCCCACCATGCAGTCCCACTTGATGCAATTTGTGTAGGCTCTCTGTATTCAGGATAGCAGACTTGTTTCCCTGCACTTCTCTTGCCTAGTTCATATATTTCTCCACCAAGACTTTCCCTAGATGAAGAATCATGATATTCACCAACAGCTTGACTAATATCTGTTGCATTATCCATAATATCAGTTAACAATGTTGAGATATCATCAGACAAATCTTTTTTTGGATATTCTTCTGTGTTTACATAAATCATTAATACGTCCAATCTGTTGCTGTATCTAAGCGGTATAATACTTTTACTTTAACAGTATCATTTGCAGCGTTGCTTGATAGTAAAGATAAATATAAGTTGTCAGTGATTAACCAATTAGATATGGCAGGAAATATTCCCTCTGATTGATTTGTTGCTGTTTTATAAAGAGGGATTCTAGTACGCTCATAATAATTTGACATAATTCCAGAACCACGCCAAATTAATAATTCAAAATTACCTATTGCTGATATCTCTGAAATTTGAACACCTGCTATTCTATAACGACTAGGGAGTTGATCTTTGACCGTTTCTGTCCCTGTAAATTCTTCTGCTACATAGTCAGCTTCAATTTCAAAATAATCTACATTTAATAAAGCTGTTTCTGGTAAAGTGTAAGAGCCATTATAATTAGTTGTTCCTGCGATTGTCACATATTGACCCGGAAAGAAACCATGTGCAGTACAATTTATTCTAACTAATCCACCACCAGAATTAACAGCATCATCATTATTTAATGTTTTTGACTTTCCTATTATTGTAATCTTTGTTCCACCAAACCAAACACTATTACTAGATGTTACTATTACAGGTGGACTATATCTAGGATAGCAAAACATTGGTAATTTTTCTCTTGAGGTTGCCTTGTATAATGATCCAAATAAACTACCAACATCACCTTCATCAGCAATACTACCTATATCAGCTAATTGCGATACTGTAGAACCGTTCTCATAGTAGCTTGCAAACTCTAATAATTCGCTTGCATATGAATCTGGTGAAGGTTCACAATTTAAAAATACACTCATTTAATCACCACTAACTGACCAGCCTTTTACGCTTAGGCCGAAAAAATTGGTTCCACTTTTCAGAAATAAAGAAAAAACAACTTGATCGTCACTATTGAAAATTAATTTAGTATCAGGAATATAATGGTACTCATAAACGCCATTAATTGCTTGACTAAAAAATACTTGAGAAAAACCCTCGCCATTAATTGCACTAACTCGCATAGTAAAATCTTCAACCGATGCATGACCAGTTGATAAATGAAGTCTAACTTCTTCAACTCTAAACAATTTGCCGGGTGCCAATGACTCGGAAAATGCACCATTATCATTACCTGCATAGAACTCAAAGTGCATCCAGTTTTTAGGTGGATAATATTCTGTTGTTCCCATTTATTCCTCCAATTCGCTTTCTATTTCATTGATAGCAATTAACTCTTCAACTGTCAGCTTGCCTTCATCTTTAATAGATTGAATAGTAACTTTCTTTAACTTATCTGAGATCATCTTTTCAACTTTAGCTTTTGTTTCAATTTTCTCAAGTGTAATATTATCAAATTTTACCACCCCATCAACCAAACTACAATACTCCAAATTATCATATTGTTCTTTTATTATTTCCTTTATATCTTTAACATTAATATAAGAAGGATGGCTTTCGTTTTCTTCCTTGATCCATGCCCTTTCAAGAATACTGTTTTCAAATTGTACATAATATTTCATACATCCCCTATATTGCTTCCGCTGTTATATATCCCGGAGCGCTAACACCATGAATTTTTAAATTGACTGTGAGTGTTCCTGTTGTTACAAAATGTCTCAATGATAGTTTAAAAATTGCAGTACTATTAAGATTAACAATACCACTTGCAGATATTGGGCCACCGTTTCTTACTTGCTCATAAATACCCTCACCATCACCACAGCCACATGAGCCATTTTCACCAACGACAACGTTTGTAGCACTGTTTCTAATAGAAGATGAAACTATGGTATGTCCAGTGCTTCCATTAAATGAAGCGAATATTGCACCATGTGCAGCTAGTTTCCATTTACCAGCTGGAACATCCATTACAACAACCGCTGAATCATAATAAGTATCTGTTGCCGCAGCGGCTTGTATAGTTGCTGATGTTGATTCCTTTGTACTAACTAAATAACCTCTTTGTTTGCCATTGATATAAACTTCTCCATTTTTTTCTGTTGCTGGCATACCAACTGCAAACATACCACTTGCTATCACTTTACGAATTTCATTAATAGTATATGCTCTTTTGTGATAGAAAAAATTATTCATCTCACCATCAAAAGGATTAGTTTTTGATGCATCATCATAGGCACCAATTGTCAGTTTAGTCCCTGCATTATTCCATCTTGCCGCCAATGTAGCATCAACTTTATAGGCAAGCAACATATCATCAACACCCATCATCATTAACTCATTACCCTGATCATACATACACCAAGGAATATGATAATTTCCATCGGTTAATAAAGCATCAATATTTACTTCACTCTCAAGATCAACAGTAGTTCCTGCATTATCAGTATGAACTTTAAAACCTAAATTTCCAGCAGCACTTCTATAAAATTGAAAACTATCATTTGCATTACCAGCATCGTACTTAGCAATTAAATATTCTAATGTTCCAACACCCCTATCAGGCTTAATTACTACACCAGTAAAAAAACTTTCATTAACAGCATTAAATGTAGCTGAATTAAAATACATACAATCGTTACTACCATCTAAATCATTATATGCTGCTTGTCCTAAATGTGTTACTGATGCCGTTATCGTTCCAACCTCAGTTAATGTTTCATTGCCTATGTCTCCGCTACCATCAAAGTCTGCTATTCCATTTATATGATTTACAAATAAATCTGTGCTATTAGGGAAATCACCAGCTGATGAATATTTACCAGTATTCAATTCGCCTATTCTGCCTTTATTAGTAACAACCCATGTGTTAGTAGCAATAGCCTTTACTGTTATAAAATCATAGTTATCAGCTAACAATGCAAGGTGATTATTATTTGTATCTGACAATTCACCATCAAGGGTATCAGAAGCATTTCCAGCTTTAATATAAATTACATTTGTCGCATCAATACGTTTAATTGTAATCTCTCTATCAAGATTGTTGCCTATTGTAGTTAAATCAGGCAGTGTAATAATCGTTCCTGCACCACTTGCATATATAAGACCGTATTTATCAGTATTAATAATTGTATAATTTGTTGTTACTGCTAACGATCTTAGTCCTATTGCTCCAAGAGCCTGTTTAAGTTGAGTTGTACTGCCAGAATTTGGTGTTTGACCACTAGCCTCTATCACACCAATTAATTCTTCCTGTACGCCATTTAAAAAATCTTCTTCAAGCGTAGTCCCGGGAGGGCCATCAGTAAACTGCCTTACACCAGAAGAATCATCATAATTTGTTCCACTTGTTCTATCCATTTTTTTACTCCTTACACACCTGTTACTGTCCACACAGGATCAAAACGCCACTTACCACTACCAGTCCATGAAGTATTTGAATTTTCATAAATACCTATTATTGGATAACCCATTGAATCAGCCATATTTGTTGGAGGTGTATATGAATATTCACCTAATGTTCCAGAACCCATATATATAGGTCTTCCAACTTGCTCTGACCATAATGTACTTACACCAGTGTCATAAATAATACCACGCCTAAGAACTTTAACAGTAGTCGCATTTGAAGCATAACTGTCAAGTGCAACACCCCATATTGGCATCTTAACTGATTGCGCACAATCGCCCGGCATTACACGCCCTGATGATGCATCAAGATACAAAGCATCACCAAAAGATAATGCGCTTCCTGCTATCTGACTATAAGCAACCCAACCACGACCTGTTTTATCAGTTGTTGTAAAAGCAACTTTAGGCTCTGTGAAAAAGTCACCTGCATATTTGAAATCTTCTTCCATTACTGTTACTGAAAAATCTCTTAAATCTTGCGCACTGATTGCACCTGTAACATTATCTGCAAATAATGTTAAAATTTCTGATCTTGCCCTTTGCGTATTTGCCATTTTAATCCTCCTAGTTTGTTTTTATTTATTATTCTGGCCTATAGAAAGCTGATGAATAAGCATCTCTATCAAAATCACCACCTAACATTACATCAAATGCTGATCCAAACTCTCTATTAAAAGCACCATACAAATAATCATCTCCACCAACAGGGTAAGCATCAAAAGCACTACTGAAAGCACTTGTAAAAGCAAAACCCTCAAGAGCGAAGCTTAGTATTGTATGCGCTGGCCTATATTTCTGTAATAGACATTCAACTGTTGAAAGTCCTTGCTCTTTTATTAATGGGTCGCCACATTCACTTGAACCACATATAAAATAAATTAATGTCCCTTCTAAAAGTGAAATTGTAACAAGCCAATGGAAAATAACAAATTGATCGCCACAGGCATCTCCACAGTCACCAACACCACACCAGAATGGAGTGTATTCAGTTATTGTGATAGTATAACCATATGACGCAGCAAGGTCTATATAGTATTCTTTAATAAGCCCACCATGTGCAGATAACAACGCATGACACGCTCTCCTTCTTTCTGCTAGTGTCTCATCATCAACACTGCATTCATTTGGTAATCCATAATCCAATTCATGTTCTTCAATTAATTCAGAGGTATAACGTGTGTCTCTTTCTCTTATCAATATATCCCATGAAGTTTCAAGGCGAACTAATTCATAAGACAATGCATGTAGATATTGATATATTCCATTTCCAAATTCAAATAGCCAAGCTCTACCACGAGGCAGGAGTGAACGAAGCATCTCAATATAATTTTGGGTGCTATGAGCCATTAATAATCCTCATATGTAAGAGTTCCTATGACATGAACCTGTCCACTATTAGCAGTATTATCAGCAGCAGGAACAGAAACACTACTATGCTCAACCCCTGCGGCTCTTGCGATATATTCAGTGATTCTTGATAAATAAATAGTTTCACCCGGCCCACCATCCTCTTCAATTAAATCTTCAAGTTGTTCTGTAATAGCGGCTTGAACTGCATTTGTATTTGGATAGATACCAATAGTCATATCAACAGTTAATTCTTGAAGTGTTAATATAAATAGTCCCGGCAAAGCTGTGACAGGAATACCAACAGTCTCACCTGTAATAGGGTCGGTATGACTTTCTAAATGATCGTATACGTCTTGCCTTGCATCAGCATCAGGTATTATTGATGTATCATTGTCCCTTACAAATGCTATTCCAATTGTACCAGCACCTTGATATTGTGGGAAAGGCCAAACTCTTGTTACTCCACTAATCTCTAGTGACCAATTCACATAATCATGCTCTGCACCACCATGCGGAGCATTACGTTTTCTTAATAAAATTCTATCTTGATAATCTGGGTCATCTTCTTCATCAAGGCCACCAGTTAAGCCGTCACTATCAACTGTCACATCACTATCAACCCCTAAAGGTGGGCTTGTGAATGATAGAGTAGTGCTTGCATCTTCATTACCATCAACACCTTTATCAACTGCCGTTATCGCAAGTGTGGCTGTACCTCCTGCAATAGTAACATCAGCATCAACTGTATATTCAATTTCTGCTTCTGATTGTATTCTTGTTCCTGATTCGATTACTGTATCATTTACACCAGTTGCTTCAACATTACCTGATGCAGCAATGTCAGCACTTCTCAATATACCATGCTCACTACCATGCTTATCAAGGAATGTACCTTCTGCGGAGCTTACAAATAACATACGGCTCATGTATTCATAGAAACCCCAAAGAATATGAACAGCACCACCATAAACTTTACTCTGGACATTTAAAACAGAACGTCTAAGGAGTGTTCCAACATTGTCTATTCGAGTTTCAAAATCACTTTTAATTCTACTTATTATTGTGCTGAGTGCTGGCCTCTCTAAACTCATTGCATATACTCCCATTGTAAACCATAATTCAAAGCAATATTACTTCCATTTTGCCTTTTGATATTTACACCTATCCCTAATATTTCCATAATACCTTGTTTAATTCTTTCAGTTTCAATATTAATTTCCATTGCTGCACCATCATCAATCATCCATTGCAAAGATTCTTCACAATATTGTTGTGCTAAATCAAGAACTTCCGTTACTGTTTTTGATCTGTTTAGTAACCATAACTTTGAACCAATTTTGTCATCTTCAATATCATTAGCAACCGTGTCACCCCACCAGCCTCTTTTATCATCACTACTTTCATCTGGGAGTTGATCATCATCACTTGCTCTTCTATCTGTAAATAGTGACATATAAACAGCACTCTCAAAACCATTATCCAGTATAATATCACCGTTCTTATAATCAAAGTCACCACCATTAGTATCATTTGACCAAATAATTTTGATATCTTTTCCCATTAACTTATTGTTCCTGTAGTTGGTGCAGTTGCACCACCAGCCAGAACACCACTAGCCACACCAGTAACAACGCCAGCACTTGTTATATGGTCTATTATCCCCTTGCAAAAAGCTTCAAGATATGCGATATCACATTGTGCAGCAGCACCCGGAAGTATAGCATCAAGATTAGCTTTTATTAATGCTGCCATTGCAGCCTCAGTCATGGCCATAGTTACCCCCTAAGATTTAAAAGTTTGAAACCTAGTCTTTAACGCAGTAAAAGCCGCTAAGTTAATTATTGGTTGAACACCAATTCCTGTTGCTGTTGTAATAGCCTCTATTAATGTTATCAATTCTATCACTAAACTAACTAATTCCTCAGAACTATTTTCAATTTTTAATTTGCCAGATATTAATTCCAATTTAATTTTATCGGTTAACATCTCAATATCGCCATCTTTATTTAATAAAACTCTATGATCTTTTGTTTTATCGATATGAGAATATAAAACAACCTCACCTTCTTTTAAATAATCAGGTCTATATCTCGGATCATGGATTTTATTAATTAATGCTAAACTTCTATTTGCATTTTGAAATAATAACAATGCTATCGAATCAGTCTTTGGATAGCTTGATAAACCATACTCCTCAAGCCTTTCAACATCTGTCAATGTTTCATCAGCAAGACAAGACACTTGTAATCTTTGAGTATCACCTGTGTCATTTACTCTACTTACTACGCCCTTACCTATTAGTAATAAGAACTTATTTAATAACTGATTATATATATTCTTAATATCATCAATCATGAAACATAATCTCCTGCTTCAAATTTGCCAGTAAAAGAATTATCAAATGATGTTTTAACATCTTCATTGGGCTTCATGTTACCATCATAAGTTACAGGATCAACAACTGTTATTGTTGTTATTGTGCCTTCCGACTCAGTGTGTATAAACTCAACAGAGCTTATTAATAGATCAGTAAGAACATCAAAAGCCTTATCGGCCACCCTAACTAAAGAATTAATTGTCCAAGGTTTTCCATTGCTCTGCATCCAATCTTGAATTGTATAAATGAATTTTCTTGATTGACCTATTCTAACATTTTTCACAATATGTACTCGGTTGTTACATGCTTCAATGTTGCTTGCACCTTCGTTTATAATAACTAATGGCCTTGTTCTATCAATCATACCATCAAGGGCATTTGCGGTATTAGATTTAACTCCTGAAATATCATTTGGGTTTTTTGTATCAAGAATCATTCCTTGACCTAAACACTTATATCTTGAAAATCGTTCTTTATTGTTTTGATGTTGTTGACCTGTTAGAATATTATATCCAGTTTGTAAAGTATCTTCCATGCTTTCATTGGAAGCGGCTTTAGCAATAGTCAGCTTACCATCACCATAACATAAAGGCATTACACCTTTTTCTTTACATATTGCACCAATAATATTTGAAACTTTCTCTGTTGGATTTATTCTAAAACTATAATCAGCAATTTTAGTATTCATAATTGATTCAACTGCACCATCAATTACAACATCAATATTAAACAGTTTACACATTGCAACTATCATTTTTTTAACAGATATCTTCTTAAATTCTTTTGTAGCATCATCATAACAACAATCGACAAGATCGCTTGTTTTGTCTCTGCCTTTAATTTCAACTACCCTATCGGTTGCACTATATCTAATATTTATTTCATCAATATAACCAGTAAGAATAATTTCGCCCTTAAATTCAATAACACATTCATTGCCTAATTTTATATCCCAATTTAACGGTTGATCAGGGTATTTATCGGAAGCTGTTAACATGAAAGCACCACAAATATTATTCATTGATCTTGATACAACTGCGGTTTTCCAACCAAGGTAATTTTTCTTATTGACCTTTACAACTAGATCAACAAATTTATTATTCTTGTTTTTCTCTTTCAAACTCTCATTCGGAGTTGCATTTAAATTTGCTTTTTTTGAACTATTTACTATACCCATATTAATATGATAGTATTTTTACTATCCCTCCAGCAGGTAAAAATCCCGGGTGTATGACATTGTTTCTATCTATTATTTCTTGCTCTCTGCCTATGTCCTCATATTTATTGTATGCTAAAACAAAAGCTGGCATAATGGTAGCACCAATATCATAATTTTCTAGTGAAGGTAGATTCCTAGCAAGATAATTAATACTCTCAACAAATACCCTTCTAACCTCTTTTAAGGCCTGATAACTTTCATCATCAGCTAAAGAAATTCCAAACTCTCTAAAGCCTTCACTTGCTGCGTTATCACCTAATCTATCAAGTTGATCATCAATAGCATTAGTTATTAATTTTAATGTAGCACTTGCATCATCTTGGCTTTTATAATCAATTCTTGACGCAACCTGACAAGCAAAGACTAGAGCCGTATTTTTAGTAAAATTAGTTATAAACTCTTGATGTACATAAAGTTGTGCGCTTTGTTTTGAGTTGATAGGTTCAAAATCAGCATATTCTTGAGAAGCCATATCAACAATATTACGTGTAATGGATTTTCCATATTCTGATGATATTGTCCCAGACTTAACAGTTGTGCTTTTAATGGCTCCACCTGAAAATTCTGTTTTACTACCGCTACATAAACCACTCACAGTATTATCAACAAAGTCACCTAACATTCCACCAACATTTTTAAAACCATTTAAAGAAGTCTTTAATGTTGCAGCAATCTGACAACCATCATTCATGATTGAATCAAAAGTTGATGCAGAGGCTTCATCTATATAACTTAGACCGTTACTAATAACTGATCTAAGGCCACCACTAATAGCGTTCATTGCCTTGCGTTGTATAGCGTATAAAGATGTTACTGTTGTTGTGAGCTTAGTTAAATTACCAGCAACAGAATCTTTAATATTAAAACCCATTGCATCACTAAATATATTAGATGCCTTTTCACCTTCTTGATCAAGTAACTCTGTCTTATCTGTTTTATCTTCTGGATATTTATTGTCACCAGCTATTACAAATGTCATTGTAAAGCGTGCAAGACCGCCCTGATTAAAACTTTCTACTATTCTAGCCTTTCCCTTTAGACTAACTTTTTTTTCACCTAAAAATGGGTGTATCAGTGTTCCAGCCCCTTCTTGATTAAGGGCATTTGTTAACTTGTCTCTTAATTTAAAATAATTAAAATCATTCTTAATATTTGCTATTACATACCCATTAATAGTAAACTCTTCCGCATCTTTACCTAAGTCCTCAGTATAAGGTTTTTCTCTGAAAGGGTACTGATGCACTATGTTACGTCTGCCTACCATAGTTTCAGAAGATGATACATAAAAATAAGCACCACGAAAAGATGCGGCCTTAACTTCGCCAAGATCATTATTTGATTGACCAAAGAGATTATCACGCCATGATCTTTTTGTTGTTATAGAAGTTAAATCTTTATTTACAGCATCTAAAATGTTAGCCATTAATAAACTCCCGGTATTGCAAACATATTACCTAAATAACTTTCTGCTATTACGTTAACTTTTGAACTATCATTAGCAGTCTTTTTGTCAATTCCAGACATCTTTAATTGTTCTGGTATCGATAGTTTAATATTTACATCACTAATGTTTTTACTTTCACCCATTACTGATATTGGATTCTGTTGTTGTTTTTGTAATATTGGAGATGTATCAATATTAGAGCCTTTAAAAAATGACTTTGGTTTTTTATTTATATCCATATATTGTCTGTACAACGGCCCTTCAATACTAGATTCGGGTAATCTTGGGAGTTCAATTTTAGATAAATGACTTTCACCTATAAAATCTACATTAAACCATAGCGCTTTATCCAAAATACCTGCCATAGCTAGAAATGTCTTTAGCAGCGTAGGTGTCTCTTTCATGGTGAACATTGAATAGATACCCTTCCCAATGTCGTTTATAATTTCAAGTAAAATTCTGCCAGTTGTAATTATAGCTAATACGGCTCCCGATACTGCAAGTACCTTAATTGTTAATGGTGTCATTGCTATAGAAAGGCCAGCCATAGCAACTGCAATTGTTCCTATGACAACACTTAGAGGCCCTAACGCAGCAGTTAGCCCAATTATAATAGATATTGCCTTTTTTGTTTCAGGATTAAGGCTTTCAAATATTTTATATAAACTTTGCAATTTATTTATTATTTTAATAACAAAAGGGGCCAGCTCTCTACCTATTGCCGCTGCTAAGACTTGAACTGTTCCCCAAGCTCTACCAACTTGCGCTGAGAATCCTGTCATTTGTAGTTGTGCAGCTTTTGTTAGACTGATATTGTCTTTGTATACGGTGCCAATTATTTTCTGCATGTTAGCAATTTCTTTGCCACCTAACGCACTAATAGCTGTTAATGCTCTAATATTAGGTATCAACTCAGCTAATTGATCTGGTGTTTCTTTTGAAACCTTTGCTAGAGCTTTCATTGTTTTAACAAGACCAGCAATCCTTAGCTGGGTAGCTCCAACAGGAACACCCAAAGATTGCATCTTGTTTTTTAATTGCGCACTGGGAGATAATAATGAACTAAAGGCACCTCTTAATGCTGTTGTTGATTCTTCTGTGCTAAGACCACCTAAAGTTAGTTGAGAAACTGCTGAAAGTAATTCTCTGAAACCTACACCAGCATTTTTAGCAATAGGGGCAAGCTTACCAATATTGCTTGCAAGAGCTTCAACTGTTGTTTTACCAAATTTCTGAGCTGTAAAAAAAGCATCTGCAACATCAGTAGCGTTAGTTGTTTCTTTGCCATAGGCATTGACAATTGAAGATATACCATCAATAGCTATACCTAGTTTTGTAACACCACCAATTGCAAGTTTTTGCGCAACCTCGAATGTCTTTAATGAATCATCACTTAGACCTAAGGCTGAAATATTATCAAACATTGCTTTGTTAACATCTGCAATTGAAAACCCTAACTTAACAGCGTTGCCTTGAACTCCTTCCAACTGTTTGCCGTATTTAGATATTTCATTATCGCTTAAAAGAGTTTTAACAGTATTAAGACCTTTTTCAAGTTTACCAAATGCAGCAAGCGTTCCAGCAACAGGAAGAGTTATACCAATAGTCATTTTCTGACCTATTGACTGCATACCACGACCAAAAGCTTTTACCTTCGCCCTTGTTAATGCAAGTTGTTTGCCTACCTTTTTAAATGAAGCAGAAAAACGATCTATGAATGATAATTTAATACGTAATTGAGTATCAGCCATTTTGTTTCCTGTTTATAAAGTTTATACCGCTTGCCCAAAATAAAAGTTCATCTACTTCCATTTCCCACAATGACACTGGCTGAAAATGATAGAACTTAGCAAGATACCAAAGGACTTCTTTCCAATCCTTTGGTATCTTTACAAAAAATCCCCTATACCCCCTGCAATCTCAACTAAATCTGCAATATCCATATTCTCTTCAATTACATCTAGTGGAATATCAGTTAATGCAGCAACCAATGGAGCAACTTCACTAGGCTGTAATTGTCCACTCTCTCTACTGAATAAGTCGCTAGGTAATATTTTTAAATGCTTTGCTTTTAATCTTTTTAAAGTAACCTCTTTAACCTCTACGTTGATACCTTCCATTTCATAGTTGAATGGATACTTTAATTCAATTTTCATAAATACCTTACCTTCTTTTGAATAAATTAATTAGCTTTTCTTTAACCCATATAAAGGGTGACAATATTATAAATAGAATCATAATCTTTGGATCAAATCCTGACATATTTACTCCTTATTGCACTGACTCAACCCAATTAGGACCTTGGAATGTTATTGGTGTTTCACCTTCACCACCAGTTAATGAAAAATTTCTTAAACATGTCGCTTGTTGCATTGTGTATGCTTTTCCAGTTCCACCAGCTGATCTAAATATTACTGTTCCGTTTTCTCTTACAGAAGCAATATCACTCAAGCTAATATCATCACGATCCGTAACTGTTACCTCAAGTTGTGCCATAACTGGCTTATCAATATAACCATGTAACCCTGTATCACCATTTATTGCTTCAAGTTCAAAGTTTGGTTCACCTGAAACACCAATGCCAGAAGCTACCGCCCCAGCTTTATTTAAAAGGGTTACGCCATTTACTAAAACTTCAACTCTTCCTGTAATCCTAGCCATTTTATCTCCTTATAGTATAAATTGTAATTTTGAAGCCAAAACTCTAAATTGATTTATCAAATCAGGTGGCAACAATACATTTACACGATTCACATCTGATAGTGATCTTTCAACCACCAAGTTATCAATAAATTCTTGTAAGTTTTCAATTAATCCAATATCCCTAAGCTGAGTAAACAATGCAATAATCTCTAATTTAACAGTGCTTGGAGTTGCAATATTACTTCCGGGTTGAACTGGGAATGTATCATCAGCAAGTTTAAACCTCGGAATAATAAATCTATTTAACATTCTAGCCTTGTATTGATATCTAAGTTCTCCTATCGTTGCCATTGTCTCAACATCAAGATAAGCTGCATCAAGCGTACCAAGTGCATTGGTTTGATAAGTCGTTATGCAACGCTCAATCATAACACTGCCGCCGCTATCTACAATATAAGTTGCTATACCATCATACAATAATATATCTCTCTCGGCTCTGGTAAATCTATTCTCAACTGGTGGTGGTAATATACCCTTGAGTTTTAAAAATTGTAATGGTCTTGCTGGATCAATATTAAGTTTAGCCGCTGCAACTGCACCAAATGCAGCACCCCATTCTTCTGGTGATGTTGGTGAGTCATAAACACCCGGCATAGTATTGAATGGACTATTTCTAGCATTACCAAGAGTGGTACAACTTGCTTGTGTTCCTCTTAAACCTGTGAACGCATGACCTTGAATAGCTTCTAGTGGGCCATAACGATCTTCAAGTTCTTCTTCAAGCGAAGTTAGATTATCGCCATCAATGAATTGATTAATTATATAATGGTATTGTTCGCCTTCAATAACGCCCCATACATCAGCTACATCTGGATCAGTTGCGCCACCTTCCATTTCTGAGTATGTAATACCACCGTAATAGCCTAAAGGATCGCTTTGACCAGCATAGTAATTAGCTCTAAAATCAATATAGTTTCCAGTAGTCCCGGAAACAACTGCGGAGAATATTACACTATTAGAAAATGTTGCTCCACCAACAGCATTATAGCTTGCATGAACTGGCAGATATGAATTAAGGTTTACAGTTGTCTTAATCGCACTACAAACATCTGGATTACTATAACCGCTTACTAGTGTTACTGGCACTTGCGTTCCAGCTATCAATAAATTATAAACACAGTCACCTGTTACTGATAGTAAAGCTTCAAATGTAATAATACCACTTGCACAAGTTCCATCAGTTACACTTATTGCAATTGCATGAAGCTCTGTATTAGGATTAATATCTTTAAATACTGCACACATTCTAGCTATCGGTGATCCTGCACCAAAGTAGCCATTTGCAACATTGTCATTAGAGATTGATTTTATAACATCAGCACTTGCCGTTAATGCTGCATCACTCAATTTAGTTCCAATAATAAGAGCTTTATGTGGATTTTGTGTTAATCCTTGTAATGCTCTGCTTTTATCAACCTCAGTAAATACACCAGCTGTGCGTATAGAGGTGGGGATGTTATCAAAATTAATAGCCATAATTATTTACTCCTTTTCTCTGTTTTTTTCTCTTTTAATTCTGTTATAACTTCAACATCTCCACACTTAATTCTACGCCTCCAATAACGTCCTTCTGGCCCTGTGTAGGAAATGGTGTGATTATTAGTAATAAATTCTTTTGTTTTTGGGTCACGCACTTTTAACCCCTTACTTGGTTTAACTTTCATAGTAAATTCCATATTCTCTCCTTTTATCTCCAACGATCATCTTTAGGGTAATCATCAAAGCCTTCGCTAAAGGCTCTGTCAAAGGCTCCCACATAAGGATCATCGGCTAAAGTTATTAAGTCCGACATATCAACTGTAAAAGCATTAACTGGTAAATTACCATCATAAGGTAAATTAACACTAGGCCATTGCTCAAGTTGTGTATATATTGATTCAAGATCATCAACATCACCTTGTGCAACACCATCATCATCGTCAATGCGTTTCTTGTATTCAAATTCAAATTGATACCACAACCAAGCTGGGTTGATATCTAACAGCCTAGCACCAGAATAATATATATTACTTTCATCGGTTGCAGTTATTCTATAATTTAATATACCTGAGAATATTTGTGACCTTACTGTATCAAGCAAGTCGTAGGCAGTTATCCCAAGCTTATCTGTTTTTGAGCTATCATTTTTTAGTGCAACAACAACTCCAAACCTTTCTGTTATAATTTGGCTTATAGAGTTATCATTTTGATTGGGTGAGCATTGCTCTAAAAGTGGAATAATAAATGCAGCTTCCTGATTTAATGTATTACGCAAAGCCAATGCCATCTCAGCAGAGCCAGCAACGTAATTACCAAATCTAGTAGCAGCTAATCTAAGCTTAACTGCTATTTGCCCTAACTTCATACATTACCCTTTACATATCTTTTTATTCTTCTTAATACTATTGGTTCAAACTTTTTCCAAGTAGGATAAATAAAAGGTCTATAATCCATATTACTTGTTCCATACTCTAAAGCCTTTGCATAAGGAACCGTTTCACTTTTGCCACTTATATATCCAACCTCAACGCCATTAATTATATTTTCAATTATAATACTAGATATTAGCTTTGAACTTTTAACAGCTGGAAAGTTTCCAGGAAATGAAGGGCTATGATATCCTTTTTTGTTTACCTTATACCTTCTGCTAGTATCCTTGGGAGTATTAATCATATTCGTTAAGATATGCTCACGCATCTCAAGACCTGTCCTATTAAGGACGATATTAAGACCTCTTTTGATTTTCTCAGGCAGCCATTTAAATTTTAATGCTAACCTGTTTAATCCTTGCGTTTTAAGCTTAATCAAGATTCGGCTCCTGTCTCTTCACATTTTATCTTATAATACTCGTGTTTTTCTTTTACATCAATAAATCTATTAATTTTAAATCGACGTCCTGTGTCACTATCCCCTTGTTCAAGGAATATAAAAAACTCACTCTTGAGAGGAACTAATTCATTTGCATTTTCTTCAACTCTAAACTCTTGATTAAAAGCATCACCAAAGGAATATGAATTTAATAAATTTATAGATTTATATCTCACAGTAAAAGCATGTGTCACCCTATATTCAGTTTGAACACTTCTAACATAATCTACATAAGGATTATCAACTGGTTTAATCTCTGCCCATACCGTGGCAAGTGTTTCATAACCCCGAGTGAAACCACCATCAGTATTTGGAAGTTGATTTATCCTTTGTATTTGAATACGTCTATTAAGTCTTGGGGTTAACCAACTCATATATTAATTATCCTATAATTATCTAAAAGCATTGCTGTTAGTGGTGGAGCATCTTTCTGTGGTGTTCTGGTATCATAAACAACAGAAGCCCAATGTTTAATGGCCTCTTTAATTTGATCAGGAACACTTGTTGATGATGCACCATAACCAGCGGTATAAACTATCTTGTAGCCACCTGTATAACGGTCGCTATTATATGGTACAGCCTTGCCATTTTTAATACATAAATAACCCGGCTCTGCGTTTGTATACGCATAATAATTATCACTCGAATAAGTTGTTTCTGTTAAGTCTTCACCTACTGTAGTGACTGATGTAATGCTTATTAATGGTGGGCGAGGCAGTTCAATAACCGCCCCAACCCAATGATCCATTGTAAGTGTAATTGTTTGCGTAATAAATGCACGATTCGTATAGTCTTCCGCCATACGCCTAACTGCTGTTATTATAGTTCCTAGTAGAGTGTCTTCATCACTACCATCAATTCTAGTATACTCTTTTAATTCATCAACAGTAACAGGTTCCACAGTTGGGTCGGTTGTTACTTTCCATTCCAAATGCGGGTCTTGATCTCTAACAATCAATGATGAATCTCTTTCTATAAAACCATAACCGCTCATTTTACACCTTAATTTTTATCTTGATAATTTCCACGCATCATTTTATTTTGTATTGTCCTAGACATGTTTTTTATTTTCTCTGTATACACTGCACAACCTACCTTGGTTACAAATACATGCGCCAAATCATCAGGTATTTCATAGACATTACCTTTAACAAAATTGGTAACATTTTTCCCATCCATGGAGCCTCTATAAGAATACTTCATTTTAACTTTAATTAACATGCTCAACCATGTATTCATTACTTGAACTATCTGCCACACTCCACTCATCAACACCAGTACCTATTAAGCGTACCCAAGCATCACAATTGGAAGTTGCTGAAATATCCAAATCTATTCTTGATAATGGGCCAGAATAACCAATTAAAGAAACTCCTTCTATACCTGGGCCTGAGGCCATTATTTGAACACTCATACTTTGTAATGTTGCGCCACCACCTCTTAACTTAATAAGAAGTTGTTCACCTAACATTGCAGAATATAATTGAATAGAAGCATTTGAACACGCACCAGAAGCGGATATAAAAACATATCCAGTTCTAGCTGGTATTGAAACAACTGAAAGAACCCCAGAATCAGCTCCGTGGCTTTCCATAATTATCAAGGTGTTTGTTGGTGCAAGTAATTGCGCTCCTTGATGTAATGCGTCAACGGCACTTAGTGAACCATAATAAAAGTCAAATCCGCTTTCTAGTGTGAATGTTGCACTATTATAACCCTCCACAATCGCACTAGTTGCAACTGACCATGTAGCTCCACCACCGAGATTAATTATTGTATCACTAAATATACTAATTAGAACACTATTTCCAATTGAAACTATTGCTCCTGATTGAAAATTAAAATTAGCATTTGAATAAACAGCAAAGTCAACATCTGAGTACATTGTAGCGATTGCACTGTTACCTAAACTTAGCATTCCACCAGAATGAACATTAAAAGTTGCATCAGAATAAACATCATTGATAGATGATAGATTAAGTTGAAGATTAGCTCCTGAATCAAGAGCCAATGTAGCACCGGATTCAAATGTAACACTGGCACCTGATGTAAAAAAAACATCAGCTTCGGTGCTAAAGTAAGCTCCACTATCCATTACAAGATGTCCGCCTGACGCAATGTATAAAGTATCTCCGCCTTGTGGGCGGTATACTTTGGTTTGATAAGTATCATCAGACATATTATTTCCTCCAAAATAAGGAGGACGCCACTACAGCGCCCACCTCTTAATTAACAATTAAACAGGTTCATTGACGGGCCAATGTGAAGGCTCACCAAGTACAACAATTGCACCCATTGAATAAACAGAAGGTTGGCCAACACCAGAGATTTTAATTCTTGCGTGTCTCCTTGACCCTTTGTAACCTACAAAATAAGTTTGGCTTGCATATCCTGCAACACTATCAATACTTTGAAAAGCACCACTTGCAAGCGTTGAATATGCTCCATCTTCACCATGAACACTATGAATCATTTCACTTGGATAAACTTCACTCCAAGTTGATCCTGCCCCGGCTCCATCATCATGTGCATGTTCAAGTTTTAGTTGAATATACTCATCGGCACTAAAATCTGCTGCGGAAGTGTTCGCACCAACATTAATAACAAATGTTACAGTGTCATAAGTTTTTGTATCAACATCAACGCCTTCAACTGTAGAGCCATCAATCACTACATCTTGAGGTGCCAGTGCTTGATAGTATTTGAAATTTGAAAAACCATCTCTTCTCATAATATCTCCTTTATTAAGATGCTATCTTACCTATTTTAATTGAATCGAAGCCTACAACATCTCCACCAACTCTTTTTCTAGTATAAAATTCTACTAGAGGTTTAGCTGTGTAAGGGTCTCGTTGGATTGTGATTCCTAGTCTATCAATAATCGTATAAGCTCTTGACCAATCTGCTAATGCAACACTTAAAGCGTTTGCAGCTATTGTTGGCATAGTGGTTGACATTCTCACCGGAAGACCTAATATAGTTGAATAGGGATCATCGGCAATCATGCTTGGTTTCCAAAGATAGTTACCTTCACCATCTTTAAGTTTCATAGTTGCCATCAAAGTTAATCTATTCATCAACCATGTTCCACTATTTAGAAGGTGTTCTTTAAGTGAATATTTAATAGTAACGAAACCATCTGATGTTAATGCAGTATCATGCCCCATATTAATTTGTTCAACAGTTCCAAAAGTTGTACCTGTTGCATAATCCAAGAAGCCTCTTGGTTTACCAATACCATTACCAGTTACAAAAGCAGCACCTTCTGTTCTAGCAAAGCGATTAGCTATTTTATCAGCCAACCATGACTCAATATTAATTGAAGAATCTTCAAGCAGTGTTTGAGTTGCTCTTGGCCTAGTTCCCAAAGGATGAACAGAAATTCTTTTTTTATTGAATGTTGGAGTAGTTTTATCAGTTGAAACTACTGTTTCACTTTCCCATTCCGAACCAGCATCATCATAATCAACTACTTCTTCATAGGCATCAGTAGTAATTGGTTGAACAGCAGCCAATTGTCTAACTGGATCACCTTCAAATACTCGTTGAAGAATTCTATTTGACATAAATGGCGTTACTGTATAACCACCATCAGGATCAACACCAACTTGTAATGTTTTTTGATCTTCTGGGCTTAGTGATCTCTCATCACCTTGATTAGCTAGAAATTTACAAAACACATCTTGATATTTTACAAATTCATCAACATTAATATCTTTTTCAATTTGTTGCATCCTACTACGAGTCACACCTTTTGATTGTGACCTTACAGATTCTTTATGTAAAAGAAATTGTTTAGCTTCTTTAATAACCTGTTCATCATTGGCTTTCATTTGGCCCGGCATACGCTGCATTGACACTTCCAAATCATCAATTCTTTTATTAACAGAATTATCTAACTTTTCTTGTCTCAAAATAACGTCAGTACTCAGTTTTTCCAACTCTTCTTTGTTGCCACTCTTTTCAATAACAACTTTTAACTTCTCGTGACTTTTCCTTAGTTCATCATATTGAGCCTTTGAGTTTTCGCCGAGTTTCTCAACTTCGCTCTTCACTTGCTCAATAATCTTTTCTTGATCCGTCTTTACTGGCATTTTAACCTCCTCAGATTTTAATTTTCTCATTTACTGCTTTGATACTTTCTAGCAGTGCGTCAAGATTACCTTCCTCAACTGACTCTCTCAGACTTGGCTTGCAGAGCTTAACAAGATACTGTGCAGCGGTTCTTGACATTCCTGACTCTCTCAGTAATTTTTCAAGATCACGCTCATTAGTAATATTTTCAATTGACTTCACATCAATTATATTTGCGTTAACTTTTGCTGGGAATGTAACAGGTGAAATTTCCCATAAATCTATTTCTTTCAAATATCTTATATCGTTTTCCCTGTCGTACTCTTCTTTTTTAATATTAAAGCCTATTGATAAACCTCTAATAGCTCCAATCTTTAATAGTTCATAAACATCTTTTCCGAGTGAAGTTTTAATTGCAAGTTTACCCTCAACACGCAAGCCAATATCATCTTCCTTTATAGCTGTCCAAATACCTATCGGCTTGTCATGACTATGCTGATAGAGCATTGCAACACCATTTTTATTGCGTCCACCTTTATCAAGACTTTTTTTAAATGCACCCTTCATAACAATATCGCCATAACAATCTTTTTCATCATCAAACATACTGCCATAACCGCCAAATGTTCCATCATCATTAACAGCCTTTACATCACAGAATGGTATTGATTTATATACTCTCATCCACTTGCTCCTTTTGTGTTATAAGTTAACACACAATGACAATTAATAAAATTTTCCTTGCTACCTCTACGATCACCCGGTTTACTCATCTTATCAAAACCGCCTTTAACTGGGACTTTAAAAAATTCATCCATTCTAATTGCTGGTTTATTTGTCATTGCTCTATGTGTATCTCTAGTTCTTTCATTATTAATAGGGAGCCATTTTTTATATAAGCTATCGGTAGGTAAATAGGGATTCTCTCTAATGCTTAAATCAACAGCTTCAACCGAAGCGGTGTGCACTTCTGTATCAACTATTCTCAACGCTCTCCACCTATTAATTGCTCCCCCCATCTTTTCTATTTCCCTTGCCATTTCTAGTCTACTAAGACCGTTCATAATCCCATTTTTTATTATTGAATTTAATGACTTTTTTGTTGTGTTGTTGACAATATACACACTTGATATTACATTTTTACTAATCCACTTTTCTATATTAGACCAAAAAGAGCCTTCACTTTTGTTTTCACCTAACTCTTTTAATCTATCATTTACATTGTCATGGAATATTTGGATTGTACTTCTATACATCTTTTCATAAACTTTTCTAAAATCATTTCTGGTGTAATTAACTGCATCATCAACACTCTCTTCACCAATCCCCATTTCAAAATAATGTGCTGCATCTTCAAATTGTTCATCAAGAATATCTTTAATAGGTTTTAGATGCTTAAGAGTAAGGGTATTCATCTGTCGGTTGAACCACTGTACGTATAAAGCTTTTTGTTTGTTAGTCGCCAAATCTATCACAGTTCCTTACCTAGTATTGTATCTATATCTTCTTTACTATAGCCTTCTTCTTTTAATTGTGCTTTTACATCTTCTTCTTTGGTTGTATCAATAATTCCATCTTCACCTAGTGGTATCATTGACATAGGTACAAGTAAAACATCACCATCAGGCAGCTTTTCCTTGCCTACCATTTCACGTTTCTCATTTATAGTTAGGAAATCAGTTCCTTGTGCACGTTTATATTTCATATCTTCTTTGAGAGCCATTGCAGGAACATTGTCTAATGAATAGCCAAACTCTGTTTTTAATTCATCTTCAAATAGCCAATTATTAAATTCTTCTTTGAATATATTAAGATAAAAGAAAACGGTTTCTTCCCAAAAAGCAAGTCTAGCCTCTGCCATATTACTATATGTATTATCACCCGGAATACCAAGCAACATAGGAGGCACACCATAGGCAAGAGCAATACGTCTAGCCATTTCTCTATTACCTTCAATGAAATCCATCTCGGCAGGTGAAAAACCGTATAGATCAACATTAGCACCATCAGCACCTTCGATTATAAGGTTCTTACCAGCGTTTATTGATCCACTATGTTTTTCTTGTAATTGAGTTTTTAAATTATTAAATTGTTTATCGGTTAAGTTTCTTTTAAAAGTAAAGATTGCACCGGGACGACATTCATTGTCTAATAGTTTCTTGTTCCATTCAGTTGCAGCATTAGCCGTGTCTATTTCTCTTGCTGCACTTTCTGTTATTGCTGCACCATAGTAATCATCAGTTGGATGAAATAGTTTTATATGTCTTATATCACACTTACCATCTTCAACTGGAAAGAAAAACTCTTGTGGAACACCCTTAACTGTATATTTATATTGATAGCCATTAACTTGGCCCATATTATCCATTGTGACTATAACCTTATCAGGATTTAATATATTTAATTCTTTTGGAAATTTTCTAATAGACGTTTGACCGGTAATAGTTGATATTTTTCTAATATAGGTGTTACCACTCATTATCAAAAATGCAGTTGCCTTTTGCATGAACATTGAAAAACCTGTTGAAGGATTAGGTCTTTTAATAACATCTATCATAGGGTGGTTTGTTATTTCTTCAAGATATCCATCATCTTTTTTTGTATAAAGTTTCCAGTTAACACTCGACACACTTTTACTAATGATATCTATACAGCGAAAGGCAATTATATTTTTCAGATAAGTTTCTTTTGCAAAATTACTATAATTTCTATTAGACCACACTGCACTTGCTGTAGATGGTAGTTGCATAAGAACTTGTTTGAGATTAGACTTAGAGAACCAATTTAAAAAACCCATATGCGCCCGATGTGTTAAGGTTTAAGGAGTATCAAATATTTCCCTTGTATTTGAATGTATTTGAGAAAAAAGGTAATCAGTAGGAAAGACGCTGGTAGAATTTTTACCTATCTATTATTATACTGATATTTGAGATAATTGCAAATTTATATTTTAACGCTACACAACACGAATAATTAATTCACCATCATCAAGGTTAAATAGCTTCGTGATGCCCCAACACAGTGCATCACATCTATTTGGTGAATAATCCATTTCATCTTCATTTGTTTTAAAATCTTCCATTTCTGTTTCGAGTTCCGGGAATGGCCCTATATGTGTTATTACATTTTGATCGTAAACACCACCAACAGGCTCGGCACGTTTTACTTTGCCCCTTGTGGCCCTGACTGGTTCGTAATTTATATAAGGATCAACAGTCCTTAATGATAACTCTATGTAGTCACCACCGTTATTAACTTCACCAACAACTAAATCACAATTAAAATCCTTGTATGCCTTAACTACGGCCTTTGCTGCGTTGCTTGGAGTATAAATATCAGAATAATCACCTAGAACATAACCCTCATCATCTTTTTTACCAACTACTATTATTCCATGTTCATCGGAAGTTGCTTTTGATGTAACAGCTGGGTCCCAGGCAACTATTATCCTATCCATATCAGAAGGTGCCTCACTCGCTCTTTTAATTTTAGCAAGATCAAAAATTCCTCCTGCGACTTCTTCACTAAATTCACCATCATAAAACCTTCTACGCCTTGCGCCGGAATAGTTTTGTAATCTAGTGATTAAGCTTTTATCAATATTTTCTTTATTAGCATCAACATTAATTTGCATCATGCCATAGTCATTAGGGTTAGGCAATTGCAGCTTAGTATCAGGATCAATCTTATCAAAGAACATCTTATATGACCAATGTCCCTTGGTAGTTGGGTTAAGATCATAGAACGCTCTTTTAATTAAAGAGTTTTTTTCGGCAAGTCGAGTACGTGCCATTTCAACAGCATCATAACTCATTTGGCTCACTTCATTAAAAAAAGCAGTAGAATATTCTGTACCAAGAATCTTTTCTGTTCTGTCTTTATCATCAAGGCCACCAATCCATATTTCAGACCCATTTGGTAATCTATCACATAGTTCACTTTTATTAGGATTAGTTTTGATATCAGGGAAAGCCAATCTTTTAACTTTTGGAATTGTGTCATTCCAAATTGATTGTCTAGCGTGATTTAAATGTTTCCTGAGAATAATGTGTCGTGATTTTACTTTAAAAGCCCTGACGTAGAGTGTGTGGACAAAGAAGAATGTTTTAGAACTTCTTGCACCACCGTATAACATGAAATCTAAATATTTTTGTAATGCCCATGATGCTTCAATTTGCTTTGGATTTTTTTTGAACTTATCTGTCAATTATTTTATCTCGTATTACTTATAGGTCTGTATCTAAACTACTCCAACATACAAATGTTTTATTTTCATTAAGAGTTATGGCTGGGGCTTTATTTGTACAAAAGCTATATAATGTTTTTTTATAATATTTACATTTACAATTTCTGCAATCTATTTGTGCATTTTGTATTTTACACATTGGATATATTTCCTTGTCTCTTAACCTTAATAGTCTTCTTAATCTTTTTATCATTGTTTACAATCCCATGTGCATTTGGCTTTCACAAATAGCATGTACGCCTCTTTGTTTTTGTTGGGCATTTTATCATAGTTAACTTCTACTTTTTCAATTATAACACATTTTTTGAAACATTCAACTTTTTCTTGATTTGACTTAGGCTTGTTACATGCTGCGAATGCTAACAGCATTAATAATATTATTATTACTTTCATTATTCGTTTACTTCTTGCTCAGATATAAATTCTTCTAGTAGTTTTTTATTTTCTTTTTTAATATACCAAACATAACAAGTTTCGCAAAATTCATTTAAATCTATGTTTGTAATTTCGCAAGTAGGGTATAGGCTGCCACACCCATTACAAAATATTTTTTCCATTATTTCTCCTTACCAGTTTTTTGCTTCAATAAATGTTAGAAAAAAATGAATCCCCTTTGTGCATTCTATTCTGATATCATCATTATAATTATCTGGTTTTATTTCTTTTGTTGTATTATAATTAATACTTGAATAGGTTTTTCCAGTTAACTCTTTATTAGTTTTTACTTCTTTTCCTTCCAAATCGTATACTGCTACCAGTTTACAGCCGTTTGATCTGCATTTTCTCCCAACCAAGTTAGACATTCTTTTGTGTTCAGCTAATATTTTAATTTCAATAATATATTTAACGCCTTCATTATCTCTAACTTTTTTAAATGCGTGAAAACTACCCCTTTCAGGTACTATTTTAAAATTTGGCAATTTTGCATTTTCAAGATTTGCATCCTCAAGATTTGCATCCTCAAGATTTGCATTTTCAAGATTCGCACTTTCAAGATTCGCACACAAAAGATTCGCATTTTCAAGATTCGCA